CTGTAGTTCAATGTCACGATAAACACCCGCAACCTGCATCTTGCGCAGCTCGTTCTCAGTCATGCGAACAACATGTGTCACACGCTCGGCAGTGCCCAAGTCAGATGCAGAATAAGGTACAATCAAATCATCAGCAGGAATGAACTTGGATACAGCACGATCCTTGCCTGCGTCCTGATATACTTTCTTAAATGTAGAACCTGTCAGTGGTAGGTAGAACAACATCTGATCCGTGTCAGGATCAAACTCTTCCATCACTTCCGTAACCTGATAGTTCATAAAATCTTTTACACGCTGGGCTTGATCTTCACGAGCCGCGTCAGGTGTACCAGCTATGTTCGTCTTCACAGGTCCGCCAGCAGGTAACATCTCTTTGTATGCCTGCGCCTGAAACTGCGTAACAGCCTCACTGAGCAACGGATGATGAACACCACTAGCACCCAAGAACGGATCACTCCGCTCCTCGTAGTTAACACCCAGTAGCTTCATGCCCTTGGATATCGCATCTTCCCAGTCAGCCCGAGACTCACGATCATCGTCAACCTTGTTACGAAGGTCCGAGGACAAAGAGCCAAGCTCGGAATCATCAAGAACCTCGGCTAAGTTAGCACTGTGGTCGTACATCTCAGCTTGGATCTCGAACCCCTGTTCTTCGCCCACAAGTTCTATGCCATCAGGTAGTTGACCCTCGGCAGGTAACTCTACTTGTATTTCTTCAGGCATCATGTCCGCCGGTCCGCCAGCGCCCATTGCCATGTCAACCATCTGTGGTGGTAGTGCCATACTAAAATGTTCCTTGTTTATCTTTTACGAATATAACTTAAATACGTTACCAATGCCAGACCGTAGGTCAACCTTGCCGCCAGCGGCCTTCTTTACAGGGGTATTGTCACTAATAACCCGAAGCTGTGGACGTTTCGGCTGCGGTATGCCAGCACCAGATATGCCAGCCTGATCCTTACCTACATAACTAGATATCGCCTGAAACACCTCGTCAGGCGTCATGTCGTCAGTTACCCCAGCCAAACGCTCTAACTCAGCCTGACTAGCCGCCGCATCAGCACGCCGTGTTACAGACTCAGCCTTTTTCAACTGCTGTTCCAATGCCGCACGGTTGGCTTGCCCCGCACGCCGAGCATCCAACGCCGCATCAAAACCAAAATCCTCGTTTATACCCTTAGATAAATCAGACAAAATGTCTTCTGTGTTAAACAAGTCAGCGTTAAACGTTCTGTTGTAATTGTCCGTAGTTACCCGAACAGCATCTATCAACGCATCAGCACGGCTCATACCCTGATCAATAGCACCCTCGAACTCGTCAATCACATTGTCAGTGAAATCTTTAGATGTGTACGGCGCATCCTCGCCCATCTGACGACCTACCATCTCAAACGTAGCATCTAACTTCTTCGCCGCCGCTACGTCAAAAGCATCAGTTACCCCCTGAATCTCCATCTGCAAAGTCTTGGCGTCGCTAAGTTCCGAGGTTCGAGCTTCGTCAGCCTGCTTCTGTAGCTTTGTGTACTTATCAGACTTGCCACCTACAACCTCGCCCTCGAGGACGTCTTTTTTTGGTGCAACAGACTTAACGCTAGAACCATCTATTAAGATTTCTTTTTCATTTAAGCTTGAGATTCCCGGCACCGTTGACTCAGGCGACGCTAAAATATCCCCCGCTCTTACGGTGTATTTGTTCGTAGCCTGAGTAGTTTTTCCCTGACGCTCTCTCAGGCTCTGCCCCGGCAATGTTTGACGACCAATATTTGAATCTAAACTGAAAGACTGAACCTCGCCTTCTTTAATATCACCAACACGATACACAGTCACAGGGGTATCAGGAGTCAGGTCCTCTACCTTTATACCAAGATGATCTGCCACAAAGATATTTGAATCTTCTTTTAACTTACCTTGAATAGCACTAAGAGTGTCAGGCGATACAGTGTCTAAAAGTTCGTCCGACTTTCTGGCATCCTGCAAAAAGTAAGTAGCCGACTCACTAGCATCAGGACTCACAAGATCCTTAATAGCATCAGGAGTTTGCTGACGCCTAACATAATCCATAATCTCGTCTGAAGGTTCAAGGTCCGAGGGCGAAGAATCAAGCTGCGCGGTTCCAGTACCCTTCTTCTCGATCCCCGAACCTCGGGTCTTGGTAGCTTTTGCGAAAAGACCAGCTAGGCCAGCCATGCCAAAGTCCATGCCAAACCCACCCGCTACACGACCAATCATCTCAGGTACAGTGTCAGTAGGGCGACGGTAATCTACACCTATAGCCTCGCCAAGATCAGCGTACTTGTCGATTAAGTAAGCAGATCCACCAACAGGCTTTTCCGGTACAGGAACACCTACACCACGCATCGCCATTGTGGTCAAATCCACAGGAGCACCAACCAAATCAAACGGGGCAAACTTAGCCCCCTCAACCATTTCTGGAACCTCAGTAGCAATCCGATCACCCACGCCAGCCAAGTTACCCATGCGCTTCTTAAAGCCTTGAGCAAATAACGCACGCTGTTCAGTAGGTGTGAGTTGTGCCATTACGCAATCCTCGTGGGTTTCTTCTTCTCAGGAAGCATGATCTTTGAAAACCGATTGGGAACTAGCCGAACCTTGGGCTTAGTAATATTCCCTCTTGCGCGGCGGTGCCCAGTCCTCAAGTTCTTCTCCGTTCAAACTAATAAAGCCCCCTTGGCGAAAACGCATCAGAGCCATTGTCATACTATCACAAAAGTCATCATGATCGCCATTAGGAAAAGAAGCAACCTCCTCGATCACGTCTTCAGCAAACCTCTTGCCAGCAGGATACCAAACCTTACCACCCTCAAATATAGGCGAAGCCATATGCATGCGCGTGGTTTTATCCATTCCACCGCCCCCCTTCTTACGACCGGGGCTAAATGTCAGGACAGGGAGGTTCAGTAACCTCATCTCGTCAGCCAAAGGTGTACCAGACGCTTTTGCCTCTATCAGCATCATGTCCGGTTCCCAATACTCATATTCTTCCTGTGCTATGGTCTTGAGTTCAGGAAAATTCCAACGACCCTTCTTAGCATCCAACATAATCAAATGCTGCTCGCCGTTGCTGTGAGGCTCAAACACACCCCATGTAGTTATCGCACTGTAGTCAGCAGTCTCTTTCTTGCTGAACGCAGTATCATAAGACTGAATAATATAGTCAAGCTTCGGAATATCTTCGTGCTCCCACTCCTGCCACCACTCGCGCTTTATCATCGCAGTTTCTTCAGACACAGGATTCTGTTGCCACTGCGCATTCCATTTGCCCGGGGACAACGAAGCTTTGACCTTTAATAATTCTTCCTTCTTCCAGAATTCTGGCCATAACGGCTGATCAGATGGCATGATGGCCGGAAATTCTACGACCTCCCACTGGTCAGACATGATGTCGTTACCCTGCGCTTGCAGTAACCGACCAGTCAAATCCTTCTTTGACCACCTAGTCTGAACAATAATAATGGCGCCGCCCGGCTGAAGACGCTGTCGCGGACCAGATGTGTACCACTCATAGGTTCTATCGTAGGCAGTAGACGATAATGCGTCCTGCTCCGAGTGCGGATCATCAATGATAATCAAATCGCCACCACGGCCAGTCATTGCCGCGCCCACCCCAGCGGCAAAGTATTCACCCCCCGCGCTAGTCTCCCACCGACCAGCAGCTTGGGAATCCTGTTTCAAGTCCGTTTTCGGAAAGACTTCCGCATATACAGGGTCAGCGATCAAGTCACGAACTTTACGACCGAATCTTACAGCAAGTTCAGTGTTCATGGTAGCCTGAATGATTTTTAACTTAGGATTTCGACCCAAGAACCACGAAGGCATCAAATAGGACGCAAATTCTGACTTGGAATGTCGAGGCGGCATGTTCACTATCAGGCGCTTCAAGTCACCCGAAGCAATCCTTTCTAGTTTTTCCGCAATGATTTTATGATGACGACCAACTATGAACCCATCGTAGACATGATTTACGTAGTGCATAAAGCTTTCACGCGCTAAGTCGCGGGTTTCCAAACGCTTTAGCTGTTCTTCTAGCAGAAGCATTTCTCGTAGGTCGTCTTCGGGGATCGTGTCTAGTTCTAAGCTCATACCCAAACAATAATACATGCCAATGAATTTATCAATGCAGCCATGCCATGCCATTCTGTCAACCCCGTCCCCCGAAATAAGGGGGTGCCCCCTCGAACAAGCGCAAACCTGATACGCGATCGCGCCCAGTAACCCCAGCGCGCCAGTTTAGAATG